GTCCCAATACTTCTGAAGCACTCCGTCGCCTAACAGCGTGTCAGACCCTTTTATGCCCACGGGGGCTTTGGATTCTATGTCGGTATCAGCGGATGCGTGTTTGGATTTTCCCGTAACCTTTGTTTCCTCGTCCTTCCCTACCTCGCTCTTAATGCTTCCTTTTGTTTTCAAATTAATGTCGCCGGATTTGCTGTCAACGGTTGCGATCACTGAGTCGTCTTCATTATGAAATGTCATTTTCTTGACGGAATAAATAAATAATTCGCCGTCCTTGTTCATCATCACAAAAGTTCCGCTTGGATGCAGTGCACCGTGCTGGGATTCTTTGGTGTCGTGAAATTTAACGAACCCGTCTTCAAGGATTGAACCGACCAAATGCTGCACGTCAGGGGTTCCCTTGTAATCCTTTATTTTTTCAACGTGCTTTTCTTTGAACTCTTTGAACTTGGGTTTTTTTGGGTCGGGCACGCTGAATGGGAGAAATTCTATCTCAGACCAATACTTGTTCCATACAACGCAGTACACCCACTTGTTTTCAAGGGGCGTGGAAAAGTCGCCGTCGTGTGGACCCGAAATCATTGGGAAACACCACGGCAAATCTTCTTCGGGAATCTTCGCCAGTTCAGGAAATATTCTTAAACGAATTCTGCCCAAGTCTTCGGGGTCTTTAGTGGATATTGTCTGCGCCGGTCTGAAAAGCGGGTAATCGCCCATATACAAATAGGGAAAAACGGGCGAACCAAGTTATTCTTCTTCCGACTCGTCCTCGAATATTTTTCCCGTGTATTTCTTGTACGCCGCAAAAGCCTCCGCTTCCGCGGTCAGTAGAGTATCGGCGAAATCTTTGTCCTTCTTATTCTTGCATAAAGCGTTGTCCAGCCCTGAAACGGCGGAACGTATGAAATGGTTATCCGGCAAATTATCTTTTTCAGCGATTTCGATTAAACTGTCTAACAGGCTCATCCTACTTTCCTTTGTAACTGTCGGTCAAAAGTATTGAATCGGATACGGGCTTATGTGAGCTCCGTGATAAGACAAGGGACGTATACGCCATTGTCCTGTTTCTGTCCCATGAATGTTTCGACATCTCTATTAACCAGTTTCCGCTGAACGCTTCGCTGATTAAAGGTTCTCCTTCGACATCCTGCAAATAAACTTCTATGTCAACAACATTCCCGCTTAACAGTTTAGCATTAAAAGGCGTAACTGTAAAAGCCTTGTCAGACAAATATCCTTTTTTGAGCATGGCAGCCCACAACCCTTTTCTCGCTTCCTCGTAATCCATGTCAGGGTTATTCTGCTTGCCAAAAAATAAACCGTCTTTTTTCACCGGCTTTGAAATTACGGATAAGCAGTCTTCTACCGTGTCGGATACGGTAACTTCCTCTGTTTTGTAAGACAATCCTTCGATGTAACCGCCTACCGCGGTTAGTTTGTCCAGTATATCCGATAATTTCTCGTCAAACGGCAGGAAAGTGTTCATGGTGTTTTCAATGGTTTCTTTTCCCGATGTCTGCATAAGCTTTAATTTTGTTACGGGGGATTGTTTGGCTAAGTCGGCGATTGACCTGAACACCAATTTCCCGGACAAATCCCTGAAAAACAGGAAAGGGGTTTTTGTCGGGCTGTCTGCTATGTCAAGCAGTATATTATTCGCCCATTCGTAGGAATCCTCAAACTTTTGGTATACCGCTATTTTAGCCGAAGTGTCTTCTGCGTCAATGTCGGGGAACAGTTCTTTTATAATATCCGACACTTTTTTGTTGTAATACGCTGAACGTCTTTCCCTGCCGAACAAATAACTTTTATGAACGCCGCCAATCTTTATTACTCCGCCGATGTTGTTTTGGGTTTGTTGGCTAATGTTGTCCCGGTGGTTGATAACAAACTCCGATTCCAGTATATTGTCTTCAACTTCCAATACAGTCTTTAACGGCATTCCCCGCGTAAACGTCCCAAGTTCCAGGGACAAGCCGGATAAATCAGCAAGTATCAGTTCTATTTCAGGAAATATTTGATGAATTGAATCAGTAACCGTGAAAGCGTAATTAGAGGGGCTGATTGTTGATAGTATGTCGTTTACATAAAATTGCGGTTTAATGCCCGTGTCAATCATTTACGCTGTCGTCCTGTTCTTTATATAAAAACTGTCGAGATCGCTTTTTGCGGGCAAGTTAAGAAAATCGCCTGCCGACAGTTCACGGATTGACCCTACGCCGTTTAACCAGAGAATAATGTCCATGTAATCGAGGGAATTGTATTTACTGAACAAGTACAAATCAAATCTGTCAATGTCCACCTGCGTCAGCCTTACAAGGGAAGCGTTTTTCTGAGGGCGGAAAGAGTTAAGGGGGATAAACAGGCAATCGGGATAAACCGTGCCGTCATTATCCGTTGTAGTCGTCATTAAATTATAACGGTTTCTCATATACAAATAGGTATTTAACTTTTATCATCTTAGAAACCTGTATAATTCACCGATTCTTTTATCTATCTCAAAGACTGCTTCCATAAATCCTTGGACTGTCGCTAAATCCCACTTCGCCATGTTTCCGCAAGTTTTGAAATTTGTTGAATGTTTCTCAAAAAGCGTTGTAAGTTCTTTGCCCATACTAATTAAAGTTGCGGCTTTTTCTGGATTGTTCATACAGTTTTTGCCTATGAACGCAGGGAGTTTGTTGATCCCCCATTCAGATAAATCTTCTATTGTCATAATTTTTTTCCTTGTATAATTATTTCCCAATTCGTCCTAAGATTGCCGCGGGAGGAAGAACTCACATAACTGTCTATATCCCATTTAGCCCTGTGTACTAATTGCCTGAACGCGTTTTTCTGCGGTTCCGTTAAATCGGCTGGACCTATCTCGTAGTTATCCAATCTAGCGAGCAATATTTTCTGTTCGTCGGTGCAAGCGTCAGTTACCATCTGTTTTATAAGTTTTTTGAGCATAACTTCGTGTGCCGCTTCCATATTCTTCCCCTAACTCCTGCGTATTTTTGATGTCGTTACAATATAATTTTCCAGCGTGTCTACAAGGTACTGGTTCGCCCATTTAATATCAGGCGTATCAGGCAAAGCAGTTTTATCACGGGCTATGCGGTTTTCTTCTTCGTAACGATCACAGATTTTATAAAATTCTTCCAATGAAACTTTTCCGCGCCGGATAGACATAATATCATCGAGAGCTTGCCCTTTAATCGGAAATTCGAGAACGCCGTTTGTGAGCAACTGAATACCTTCGTAAAAAAGGCGAACGGCGTGCGCCCCGAACTTAACATCATACCCCAATGTTTCAAAAGTTTCGGTGTGAACCCGCCAGCCGTAGCCTTCGTATTCCGCTTTAACTTTGTCGTAGATTGTTTTTAAGGGCAATCCGTAATGGAAAGACTTTATATTTGACTTATCCCCTTTGTATTCGGATAAATTACTGTTAAGCCATACAGCCTCGTCAGCGCTTATAAAACTTTTGGAATCTTGAAGGCGTTCCTGGGAATAGTTATTTTCAAAAAACTTCATGGCAAGTTTTAACTGGTTAAAACGTTTTGACTTATATTCCAGTTTCTTTCTTTGGGAGATGGCGAAGCCGGTAAAAGAATCGTAAACTTTTCTGGAAATTAATTTATGCGCGTTTTCTTTCAAAGGAGTAAATACGGGATCCTCAATTATCGGTTTCTTGCAAAACAAGGTTTCAAGCAAATTGGGATTACCATGCAGTACAAGGTGCACAAAGCGTTGCAAGGAATACTGCTGGTCGTCAATGTCGTCGGCGGTATTACGACGCTCCTCTGATGATGACTTGGTACTGTCGTTTATGAATTCGCATTTTTGCAGGGAAAACAGATCATAGGCTGACGGCATAAAAACGGTGGAGTAATCAACGTCGCTCTCAGGCGTGGCTGTCCCATATAATTGGGAACCGCTTTCCACTCGGTAAAGTATTTTATGTTCTTGACGCATTTTCTAACGCCTCCTGTAAAAGCATTTCTCTTGTAACGTTTGAATCTTCTAATTGATGGTCATAGGCTTTGTTTAAGATAATTCCGAACAAGGGTCCCGGCTTTAAGCCAGACGCTATCAAGTCATTGCCGGTTAATATCGGCTTTGGTTTAATTTCCACGCCTTCGTTCATTATTTTGTGGATCTTTTCCTCGTAGACCAAATACTCGGATACGTCCCCGCAAGCGCCCATGCAATCGCACAAAGTCATGATCTGTAAATACGGCATATTTCCCTCGATTATCATTCGCTTGAGGGTAGACTTTTTCAGACCAGGGTAATGAAGTTTCATGTGGTTCAGGACAAGCCAGTGCACAAACTCTATTTCATCGTTGCTGAATTTGTACTTAGTCATCCAAGCTTTAACAAAATCGGCACTGTCTTTCTCATGCCCGAAAGAATGCCAGTCATTGTCTTCCGGCTTCAATATAGTTGTTGTCAGTTTTCCGAAGTCATGTAAAAGCATAGCCAATATTAAAAGAGGCGTTGGCGGCAAACTGGTTTGATGTTTCTTACTGAGCATCCAGCCCACAGTTTTCAGGGTATGCGTCCAAACATCGCCTTCTGGATGCCATTTCGGGCTTTGGTTGACTTTCATTAGTTGACACGGGTAAAAATTAAATATATGATCGAATAAATTAGGGAATTCTTCAAATACCTTCGTATCTTTTATTACAGGGAATAACTTATCCATTAATTCCATTCTGATTCTCTCAGGGGACACATGGGTTATTAGATCGTCGGCGAAAGAGCGGTCAATTAGTTTCTGATCGCTTTTATTCGGCTTAAACCCTTTGGCGCAAAAACGAACATACCTTAACACCCGCAAATAATCTTCCGCCAGCCTTTCAGCAAGGCTTCCGACAAAACGGAGTCTTTTGTTTTTAATGTCTTCAATCCCGCCTACAAAGTCATGGTATTTGTCGGCTACTGGATCATAGAATACCGCGTTAATCGTGAAATCCCTGCGTTGAGCGTCTTCTTCCATCGAACAGAAACGAACTTCTTCGGGATGCCGTCCATCACAGTTTATGTCTTTTCGGAAACGGGCGATCTCGAATTGGCAGTCGCCTATCTGAGCTAACGTTACCCCGAACGCTTTTCCAACGCTCTTTGTATTTATTTCATTGGACACGAGTAAATTGATTAATTCGTTTTCAGGGCAACTTGTGGCGATGTCTATGTCGGCGTAGGGCTTGTTGAGAAGCATATCCCGAACACAGCCTCCGGCAAAGACAGCCTGATGCCCCGCCCGCTGTATTATTTCACAAATAAAAACAGCGGCATTGTATTCAGCGTTCATTTACTTCGCGTCCTCGAATCTTTTATTCTTGACTGTAACGTTTAATTTGGAAAGGTCGCCGTCCCTCAAAAAACTTCCCCATTTGAAATTATCGCTTAACTTGTCCCCGATTTTACAGGAAAGGTAAAATTCTTTGGCGACGGGGACGGTTATTTCCACGGCGTTCATGGAGTTTTTTGCGTGTTCAAACAAATCAAGCGTAAAAGTAGACTGTTTTATTTCAAGCGTTACAAGGTATACGCCGTCAGGATAGATGTTTATATCCTCAAGAACTTTCTTCTTTTCCTCGATTTGATTTTTGAGTTCGCTGTTTCGGCTTACCAGTTCATCGTACTCAAACCCCGCCATTTTCTCTTTACTGCAACCGCAAATAGCAATCGCCATCAAAACAAATAAAAACTTCTTCATCTTTTTCCTCCTATAATAAAACGTCATCCCATACAAGGCTGTCGTCTTTATAAATTTCACAGGGACCTTGTTTATAATCCCGGCAAGTAATAGCGGCGCATTGGTCTGGATACCAAGTGCACGTTTTCCACGGTTTCCTGATTATTTCATTCAGGTTCCGTAATTCTGCCAGGGAAAGCGCCCTATTTTTCGGCAGTCCTTCCTCCTCTTTTATTCTTTCGACTATACCGGGGTTATAGTAAGTCAATGCCTCGCTCATTCCGCATATATCTCCGTTTCAAGTCGTTTAACGAAACCAGGGTCTTCGCACGTTATTTTACTCACCGCATTACTGAGCTTCGCAACGGGTCTGTTATTCACGGACACTAGTTTCATAACAATATTTAACGGCGAAACATTGGTGTCATTTGTCAGGAAAGTTCCTATGCCGAAAACGGTACGGATCCTGTCTTTGAAATGGGCGTGTATTTCTTGCGCCTTTTCAAAATCCAGACTGTCAGAGAAAACAAGCGTCTTTGTCATTGGGTCGATGCCGTAGTTTTTGTATATTCCTATTGCCCGTTCTCCCCATTCAATCGGGTCCCCGCTGTCGTGCCGGAGGCTGGTAAACATATTCGCCCAATATTTGTCAAAGTCTTTTTCAAATTTTATTTGCCCAAGGGTGTCGGTTAAACAGCAGCCTATGTCTCCACGGTATTCCCTGCACCATTGATCCCATGCGTACCTTTGCGAGTTACGGAGCGAACAATCGTTTAACCCCTGCGGCATACAAGCGTATTCATGGGCGAATGTGCCTTGGGGCTTCAAATTACATTCTTTCGACATTAAAACATTTGAAGTGCCGATAAAATGTTCTGGTATGTATTTTTGAAGATTTTGAACGACTAAAGCCTGATTCAAATATGACAGCCGGCGGCGTGTTCCGAACTCCATGATGGGGAAAGGATTTTTATTGAAATCTTTTAATTTTTGTTCTAATTTATCCTGAGCAATGATGCGGAGACGGTTCATTGAATACTTTTGAAAGAAGTATACTTCGTTCACGATAGCCAACACATAAATCTCAAACGGCGAAACCGCCCACAGCGGTCCTTTTGCGCGTATTTCGAGTTTGCAAGGGTTATTACGATTCCAAGATATTGTAATAAAATTACGGTTCAGTTGAAACAGTTTAAGGAACTCCAAGTATCCTACCGCGTCTCTCATGTAAGGGATTGATTTTATGAAAAGGATCTCGTCTTCGGTAAAGCGGAGTTCGCATAATTCACCGATCTGTTTTCTTATTTCATCCACCATTTCTTTAGTAAACTCTACGCCGGAAGAACGGCATATAAAAGCGTATTCCCCGACTACATCGCTGAACCTGTAAAAGAAAACGCGGTTCATGGTTATTTTGTACCAGTCAGTGTCCAATAAACTGTTAATTATTCTCATTCGGGGTCTCCTGATTTTTTGAGTAAAAGGAATATACTGAACCGTCTTCCTCTATCAGTTCAATCTTTTTAACGTCTTTCATAGAAGGTATAACTGGAAAAGGGGCTGCGTTTTTTTCCTTTATTTTGATTTTTCTTGATACTCTTTCCTCGTACCCTTTCTTGGTTTCCGAAACAAAAATAATAGTTTCCAATGTTGTCATAACTGCCCCCTAGAAATCCTTAAATCCTGCGGGGTGTGGCAGATTCTCAACCTGAGCCGACAAACTACCGCATATTTCACCATCTTTATGCCCTTCCAAATACGCCCTATCCACCAAATTAAAAAGATGAAACATTACTCTTTTCATGGCAGGCACTTCTTTCCAAAATTCTTTGGGTGTCTCCTTGAGCAATCGTTTCATTGTTTTCTTCGGTATTTTTAAGTCCAACCCCTTCCCCCTCAAAACGGTATGACTTCGCCATTATCCCCAGCGGTGGACGTTACCTTGTTGGTTTCCCCGGTGTTGTTTTCTTCAACCGTGTCAAAATCACGTTTCCATTCGTCTAATTCTTCTTGAGTTATTCCTAAACCAATCGTTGAGCCGAGAGCGGTCGCAGTGAAATCTTCGTCATTGTCCCTTGGCGGCGAAATATGATCGAGTTTGTTATCTGCTTCATTATTGAACAGGGGCATTTCCATAGCGTCCGGCATATTAGCCGAATACCATTCCTGGATAATGGCGGCTACGCAGTCAGGGCAAAGCCACCCGTTTTTTACGCCGGGGACAGACTTCCATGCTTTTTTAATGTATAACGCCAAACCATCCGACAAAGTTTGGTTGTAAGACAATTCTGCTTTGCACCTATCACATTGCGCGTAAGATTTTTTGACTGTTTCGTCTTTAGTTATCAGCCCCATAACATTCCCCCTTGTTCCGTTAATTCAAACCGTTCTTTGCGGCTTCCGCTCTGACAGCGGAGTATTTGTCTATATGACCGCATGGATTTTCCCAACCCTCGCAGTCCAATCTTCTGCTTCCGTCCCATGAAATAGCGGCGTGCAGTTCCCCTCTCGGCATACCGCAAACGGGGCAAACCCAATACAGCCTGACGGTCTTGGAATAGAACCCTTCATGATCTTCTTTTGCGGGAATAGTTACCGCTTTAATTGGTTGGTCAGCCATCTTCTTTCTTTCCCTCTTTCTTTTCTTCTTCCTTATAAACTTCTTCCCTGAATTGGAGGTGTACGGCGACTATAGAAACAAACGATGTTATTCCGAAGCCGAAGGGCGCGTCGTGCCTTTCCTCTTTAAGCCTCCCGATAACTTTCACCGTGCACCCTTTTTTGCCGTATTTATAAACGTGGTCGGCTAATCTGTTTTTGGTCTCCACTCTGAAAAACGATGTTTCGCTTTCTATGCCGTCGCATCTTTCCGCTTTTTCTTCCTCGTTAAAAAAGTAGGTTGTTTTTATCTTAAAATCACAGATTGAAGTTCCTTTCGGGGTAACGACTAGTTTGGCGTTCGTTTATAAGGGATCCTTCAATTATGACCGAATTAACAGAATTCACCGTTTCCTATCTCCTATACTTTTTTAATTCCGAACTAATTCGCAAGAGCTCTAATTTTTATAAATATTTTTATAGCGGTTTACGGCTAATGCCTATTTATGTGTGAGTTACGCCATAGACTTAGCCGCGACGGGCAAACCCGACAAACAAGGCAATATCCCGGTTTTGTCAGACCTTGACGCGCTGAATAACGCCATAAAACTTTGGCTCGCCTCTTTCAGGGGGGAACGGCTGTTCTACCCCAACAAAGGCGGTCCCATCATCGGTTATTTGCTAAAGCCTATGAGCGAAGAAACCGCAAACGACATGAGAATCGCAATCAGGGAAGGATTGAAGAATGATTTTATTCCCAGCGTAAAAGTCAGCAAGTGCGAGGTCGAATGCGATTACGCAAACAACCAGTACATCATAAACATTGTCGGCTACTGCCCGTCCCTTAACCTGGGCGTGAAGTATTCGGACAGTATAAACAGTTTAAGGGGAAATGCGGCATGAATGTAAAAGATTATTCGCCTGAAAACGTGTTGGCGAGATTGGAAGCTCGGACACTTACATTACTAAACGATTCCGAGGAAGAAAAAGCGCAGTTCCTTTTATTCGGCACGAACCGCGCAATTCTTCAGGCGGCGGCGGAAGAAATATCCGACGTTGTAATGTACGATGAGCATTTGACAAGGGAAGCTGTATGGGATACCGCCCAAGGCTATTCGTCTGTAATGAAACAAGTGGGATTTTACAATTACAAGCCCCACAGTAAAATCGGAGCAACAGGCAAAGTAAGGGTTTCCATAAGCGAAACGTTTGACGGCGAATACCCGCTTAACATCACGATCCGCAAATGGGCTTCTTTCTCAGGCGGGGGCTTGCGGTTTCTTTGCCGGAAACAGACGACGCTCACGACCGGCTCGCATTTTGTGGACGTGGACGTTGTTCAGGGCAAATTAAGGACAAAGAATATTTCAATCACGGAAGCCTTGTTCCCTCAGCCGCAGGGCACGGCATACGCCAGATTAACCGTTGACGATGTTAATATAGAAAACAACCATTTCGAGGTCAGGGTAAACGGCGTTTTATGGCAGGAAGTTGACCATATCAGATTGGCGAAATCAAACGACGACAAAGTATTCACCAAAGAAAATTTAACCGCTTACAAAGGCGTTTTGCTCGGCTTCGGGAACAATATGTTTGGGAAAGCGCTGGAATACGGGGACGTTGTAACAATTTATTATGTGGAAACGGAAGGCAAAGCCGGTAACGTGTTCGCCTCCGGCATAGTAACGGCGGTTGATGACTCCGTAACTGATGAAAACGGCGATACCGTAAAACTTTTCTGCACGAACCAATTCTCCATATCAGGGGGTCGGGATTACGAATCCCTTGAAGAAATCAGGGCAAACGCTCCGCAAGCGTATCAAACCCTTGACCGCGGAATAACTTCAAAAGACTACCAGTTCCTGATTAAAGGCGAAAACTTTGTGGACAGGGTTTCTGTGTGGGGCGAGAAAGAAATAAATGAGGACTTGGGCAACAAGCCCGGCACGTTCTTGCCCGCCACCCAAAACCTCATCTACATAACAGGGTTTGACATTGACCCGAAGACGCAGACGGGAATCGCTATGTCGGAGTCTTCAAAAGATAAAATCAGGGAATTCTTGAATGACAAGAAAGGCACGACCGACATTTTACAGTTCGTTGACACCCAATTCATTTATTTAACTTTTATCATCAAAGCCTTCATATCTGATTACCGTTATACGCCGGAACAAGTGAGGGCTTTTATTCATAAGAGCCTGTTATCCATATACCAAGCCCGCACCGCCGAGTATAAAAAGAACCTTTACTTGTCAGACTACTATGCCGAGATTGACCAGATAGAAGGCATAGACCATCACACGACAACTTTCTCTCTTTCGCAGATATACAAGTTTTCATCCGCCTACGAGTTCACGGCGAACATTGACCTGGAAATGATTAAGAGGGGGAGCGTTAAATTATTTGTCAGGTCAGTCGCTTACGACATGGCCTGGACGTTAATCGCAAAAGACGACGGAAACGGGAACATTGTCGGGTTGCCCGTTGACCCTGAAAACGCTGACGGCGAACGTTACCAACTTCCTTCATCTTTTATTTCCTACGCCAACGGCAAAATAGGAAAAGTGGTTATTACAAACGGTCTCGAACATTCCCACGAATTCTATGACATACGCATAGACTTTGAGCTTGACGAAGCGCAGGAAGGAAACATATTGCTCACGAACCGCCAGCAAATTATCGCTTACTTAAACGAACAAGTAGCCGTTGAATATATGGGGTAATCGCATGGAAGTTACTAGGCTGCGAACCGAAAAAAGGCTGCCCCCTTCTTTGCGGGGAACTTTGTATGAGGCGATGATAAAAGCCGTCGCCGAAGAATTGTGGAATTACAGGGAAGACATCAGGCAGCAGAAACAGTCTTTGTGGGATACCGCTTTAATGGACAGGGAAAGGCTGATACAGATAAGTAAGATGCTTAACGCGCCGTTCACTGTCTCACTGGATGAGACCGAGGAATTTGTCAGGCAGGAAATACTCGCTATACCGTTTAAGATAAAGTATAAGGGAACTGCGACGTTATACAAATCATTTTTCTTGTCAACTAACAGAATCGGGCAAGTGTTTATTTATTATTACCAGTCGGCGAGCAACGCCATTATTCGTTCGGCGAAAAACCCCATCGCCAACCTGATAATCGTCCCCCCCGGAAAAACTTTCCTGCATGAATCTGAAAACGATTTCTCAGGCTTTGTCGAGAACGCTTTAACCCTCGACAGCAAATTAAGGCTTGACATCGCCGGAAGCGGCGTGTTATGGACGCTCGACACAAACAACAACGAAATAACGACAAACCATATCGGGTTGGAGTTTTACATTGACAGGATAATTAAAAAGATTGTTACGGATAAAAACGGCGTGTCGGCGGAACGAGAATATTTAATGACGAACGAGTATTTGAATTTTATCAGGGTCAATACCGAGTACGGCAGGCGGGCGAAAGAAGTGCCACACATTGGCTCGCAGTTAAGCATCCAGACGGATTTAAGCGGCACGTTTGATTCGTTCAAGCCCGGAGAACCTTACACGATTCCAGACGTAAAAGTTAAAGCGGCTACTTGTTCCAATGTAATGGAATTAATCGAGTCCATAGACGACTTAACTTACATGGAGTTCGGCACAGGCTCTCAGAAACTGCCTTCCATCACTGAAGCGGAGGAAGACCGCAAGTTCCCTACAAAACTGGCGGAGCGCGTAAACAGGGTGGAAACCCTTTTCAGGGAAAGGTTTGAAAACAACCATTCCATCGGAGTAGCCGGGGAATATATCGGGCAGCAGATTAACAAATACACTTTATTGACTTCAAACGGCGTGAACAAAGAATTTCGGTTCACCCTGCCCTATAAACCGATTCGGCGCGGAAACGTCAGAATAGTTCTCGAAGTCCAGGGAGCGCCTCCCAAAGTCATCACAGACGACAGAGTAGGCAATTTAATCGGCGACTTTGGCAGGGGCACTATCAATTACGGCACGGGCGAAGTATACCTTTCCACGGTTTTTGAGAATTCTTCCTCTGAATTGCCCGTTACAGTTCCCCCGTACAACAGCGCAACCGAACCAAACAAAACAAGTTACGAGTTCGGGTTATCCCATAAAAACTTGCTGCCCGGAAGCGTTATATTGAGCTTCCATATCGGCGACGGCGAAAACGAAAGAATAGTGGTTGTCAAAGACAACGGCGCAGGAAGTTTTGAGGATAACCAGTATATTACAAGATCCTCCATGAATTATGAATCAAGCCGATTTTCCGTGGAATTTACACAGCCCCTCACCCCCGGTTCTCGGTTTGAAGTAACTTCTACATACCCCGTGGATTACCTGCTACCTAAAGACGCGGAAATAATCGCCGACTACTATTTTACCCAAAGCACAATAGAAATAACGGAAGCGGGCTTGTTTAAATCAGACGGAAAACTTATTTCATACGCCACTTTTCCGCCGTTCGAGTTTTCTTCCGTGGATTACCATTTAAACGTTTTATTCGCTTTCAGGAAAGACAAGCTCTTTAACGGGACAGCGATTTCTTCCCCGGCAAGAAGACAGGCAGAAGAAGAAGGAGATTGACCTATTTTTATATGAGCAATTCATCCGTAAACGTTGGATCCCAAAAAATTACATGGCGTTACCGGCAAGACGCTAGTTCCTCTGAGTTTAACCGCCTTTACTCCGACATAGTGCCTGTCGGGATATACGCGGGAGGCAAGTTAGAGAGATTAAGCGACACAGTAATATCCGTAAAGAAAATGGTCGTGCTTATACGGTCAAATGAAAGGGAACATGACAAGATAAGCCTCCGCATAGAAACAACCACTGACCAAGACGTTTCCCTCGGCGCAAGATCCTGCGACCCCTCAAACAATTACATAGTAGCCCGCTTCGGCTGGGAAGACGTGGAAAATAATTTCATGGAATTCTTGGCGGTGAAGTATTCCAATAACCCGAACGAATACCGCCCGAACTACATTCAGCCGACAGACATAGTGCTCGGCAAGGTTTTGTTTGAAGAAAGCGGCGGCAACTGGATTGTAAGGGAAACCCACGCTTTTGACTATACCCGCAGGCAAGCCGTTTACTCAACGCTTGCCCAGGACGTTTACGGGGAATACAGGGTACTGACTTGCGAAGAAGATCCCACGAAAATCCATGTAACGGGCGGCAACAGTTACAGTTCAAAAGGCTTTGTCAGGACGGTCGGCGGAAACTTCCCTGAAAGCGGGTTTATACCGCATACCGGGGCAAAGGGCAGGCATGACATAGTTTTTATAAACGCTGACGGCGAAGTATGTATCGAGTTAGGGAAGCCAAGCGTTTCCCCAGAAACTCCTTTATATGGCAACAGGAAAGTAATCGCTGAAATAAGAAGGGGACCCAACCGTAACGACATAATCGGCGACGACATTGTATGGGTGAATTTGTTCGGGCAGACTGGAACCATTGAAGCGGGCGGTTTCATGCTCTCGGATGAAAACAATTATTTTACGGAAAAAAATGTTGAATCGGCGCTGAAACAGACTTGGGAAAAAGCGGTTGTTCTGCAAGACTTGTTAGCCAAATTAACTTTGTTTGCGAAAGAAACAAGGGACGATTTGAATTCGCACGCCGCTTTTTCCGTAGACGAGGGAATCGTTCACGGCATAGAAAGAGTTACTTACATTGAACCTTTGGTGCTTGGCGAGGAAGTTGTACCAGCGGTTAATTAAGTTCTGATGCCCACAGTGATTTTATTTTATTGACAAGATCCTGTTTTCCGAGAGCGCCGCTGATTGTTTGAACCACTTTCCCGTTTCTCTTAAAAAGAATTGTTGGCACGGAAGAAATGTTTTCGTTCCGCACTTCATCGTCTTTTTCAATATCCACGCTTTTCAAAACTATTCCGGGTATTTCAATCGTATGAAACCAGTCCAGCATTACATGGCACGACTGACACCAAGGCGCTGTAACCAGTAAGACTTCCTTTAATATTTCCCTCATAACAACGCTTCCCTCCCCCTTTATAACACAAAGTTTATTTAAAATCAAAGCCGTCTTTACATTTGCTGATAAACCTTCTCATTTTTTCGACTGTTTCATCAACGGCGCGGTTTATATTAACTTTCTCCGCCAATTTTTCGCCGTCTTCGTGATCTTCAAAATAACTTTTATTTGATTTTCTTAAAATATCCTGCTTGCTGTAACTTTTATCAAATAACCCCATATACTTCCCTGATTAATTAATAGGCGGATACGTCTTCACTGTTTTTCGGGCTTCTTTTCATTCGTACAAAATACAAACTCATTCCAATCCCTGTATTCTTCGCCGCACCCATGACAGCCTACGCATTTAGTACGCTCATGTTTGTAAGCTGGCACACATTCCATAGAAAGTTCTCCGCAGAGGAATAAGTTATCCAGCCCGCAACCGCAATTAACATTACAAAGCCCGTCGAACCCGTGTATCTTGAGATAGTTGATAATAACTTCTACTACGTTAGCCGGCTTACAATTTTCCTGTTCTGCTCTCTTGTTCCATGCTTCGATTGCCTGTTCTTCGCTTTCGTATCGGTTGGAAGAAGCAAGACATTTCTTACAAAAGATCCAGTATCTGCCGAACGTCGTATCTCTCGCGCTGACGGGTTCTCCGCCGCAATGCGGGCAAGGCTTTTTATCATTATCCCCGATGGTCATACTTATTCTTCCCCGCTGACCAAGAACTTCAGGTTTCTTTCCAGTTTCTCGCCGTAGGCTATCATCGCTTCCTCGATTATTTCCCTGTCAAGGCTTTCTTCCTTCTTGTTGTCTATCCCGCCGGGTAATTTTAATACCGTCATATATCCAGACACTCTCGGTTTATTCCTGTGAAAATCTTCGACGTAGGAAAGTCGTTTCACCGTTTTTTCAATTTCCTTTAATTTATTGCCGTTCATCTAATTCCCTCCTTTGGTTGCCGTATCCTCGTAGGCAGCCAAAATTAACAGTACAAAAGGGTATGATATACACAATGACATAACCACACTCACAATAATAATCAGGGCTATCATTTTTCACCCCTGAGAACAAAGCAGTTTATCTTTTCTTTTCTTCTTGCGTTCAAGTTTCGCCCGCTCCTCGTAATATTTTGCCCTGATGACTTTTATCGCTTCCCTCGCCGTGCCTTCTACGCCGTATTCGTCAAGATGTTCAGGGTACGGAAAATGGGATCTGTAGCC